GCGCAGAGGGCGTTAGAAATCCTCGTCGCCGATTACAGCTTCCTCCGCTCAGGAGTAACTGATTTTTCGGACGAGGCAGCCAAGTACGGCGCCTCTGTCTTCACGTCCCGCCTCAGCGCGCTCACCGCTGCTAACTACAGCCAGAGCACCGGCTACGCGGCCGCCGCTGTCACACAAACGGACGTGTCGATCACCTTGGATAAGTTCAAGCACGTTTCCTACTCGGTGGACGATCAGGAACGCACCAGCTCGAACGTGAACTTGATCGAGCGTTTTGCAGGTGCGGCCGCTCATGCGATCGGGTTGCAGATGGTGGGCGATTTGCTCACCCTCGTCACCTCGGCCACCTTCACCTCCGCCCTCACAGTTGCTTCCACCGCGTTTAACTATCGCTCGGTTGTCTCTGCCGGTGCAGTGCTCAACGCGAACAACTCGCCCGTCAACGGTCGCTACTGCGTGTTGGCGCCTTTGTACTACGGTGCGCTGATGAATGATACCACAGTCGTGGCAAATCCTCAGATCACTGGGGACATCGTTCGTGGTGGTGGGATTGGTAAAGTTGCTGGGTTCGATGTGAACCAGTACAGCGCCATCCCTGCTAACGGCATCACCCTCGGCGGATTCTTCGCCCAACAGGAAGCACTGCTCATCGCGGCCCGCGTGCCCGAAGTGCCCACAGGTGTTCCGATCCCTGGAGATATCTCCATTGTGACGGAACCCCGCACAGGTCTGAGCGTTATGGTTCGTGAGAGCTATAACATCACCCTCGGCACCCTCCAACGCACCTACGCCTTGATCTACGGCGTGAAAGCGGGAGAGCCCAACAGCCTAGTTCGGATCAACGGAGCCTAAGTCACTCGGAACGGGCGGTGGTCCATTTGGATCACCGCCCCTTCCACCTAAAGAAATCCTCATTCAATGTCTGAATTCACCGAAGCACTTAAAGAATCGCTCACCGTTTTGCACGGGCAAACAGGCACCACCGTCACCATCGGTTCCACCGCCGTCACCGGCATCCTTTCCACCATCACCCGCAAAGAGAACGTCGAGCTGGGCGGATTCGATCTCGATCTAAATAGCACCTTCACCATCGATATCTCTTCACTAGCCACCGCACCCACCATCGGATCTGTCCTGGTGGCGAACTCTGTTTCTTATCGGATCGTCACCATCGATACCTCCGTCGGTTCCTACCTCCTCGGCCTTAGAGAAAAGTAGACTAGTTATGGCACCCCGAAATCCTCCTAAAATATCGGTCTACTTTATCGCAGGCCATGAGGCCCAATTTATCGGCAGGGCACTGGCCGCCTTTAAACCATTCTGCGACGAGATCATCGTGGCACTTGCTCAGGGTAACCGGCCGGACGACGGCACCCGCGAGATCGCTGAGAAAGCAGGTGCCACCGTCATCACCTACCATAACTCAGCCACCGGCGCGGATTGGCCCCACGTCGATAATTTTGCCCATGCACGAAACTGCGCATTGAATGCGTGTACTGGGGACTACGCCGTCTGGTTCGATTGCGACGATCTACCCGCCACAGACCTCGATAAATGCTTCACAAGGGCCGTAGAAGCGTTTGAAAAAGATTCAGCCCTCGGGATCTACGCAGGCGTCTACGCCGTTTTAAACGCCAAATTAAACCCAATAAGGGAGAGGATGGTCAAACGTTTGCCGGGTGGTGGCTGGTCTGGCACCTGGCACTACGCCGTCCATGAAGCACTCCTGCCCATCGCTGGGATGAAATCCGTAGGGGAGCAGAACGTCTGGTGCGAACACCACTGCGGTGGGTACAAGCCCAACAGCGCAGATCGTAACCTCCGCATCCTTGGCGGTGAACTAAGTCAGGCGGGCAAGTACGCCTACTACTACCAGCAAGAGCTATTTTTAGGTAACAAGCGGAACGAGAGCGCCGTCTGGTCCCGCGTCGCCGCCTACTGGCCCAAGCAGGAACCCACCCTGCAGTACGAAGCCATGTGCAACTACGCGGCCGCCCACCCCGATCGCGATACCCGCATGCGGCTTTATGCGGAGGCCCATCAGCTTCAGCCCGGCCGCAGAGAAGCGCTTTACTACATCGCCCGCGAGGAAGCATCCGTGGGCAGGTGGGGCGCCGTTTACTACATGTTAAAGGCCGCCATGGTCCAGCCCGATCCCGGTATATCTATCTGGAACTGCCAGCGCTCGATCTACGACTTTGAGTGCATTGATCTCTACATCGCGGCCGCCCGCATGACCGGCGATACGGCCGAGGTGGACAAGATCACAAATTCCTGGCGCAAACAGTGCCCTGTTAAAATTTCCATACTGCACGCCACCCGCGGCCGGCCACAGGAGGCGATTAACGCCCGCGTACTATGGATGAAAAAAGCATCCAGCCCACAGAACATAGAGTGGATCTTCTCCTGCGATAACGACGACCCCACCGCCGCCGTCCTTAAACCGTGGAATCCTGTTATGGGCGACGGCAGTTGCGTAGCCGCTTGGAATCGTGCTGCCGATAAAGCCCAGGGCGAAATCCTCATTCAAGCTAGCGACGATTGGGACCCACCCCTCTACTGGGACACGATTGTGACCGAACGCCTGGGAGATCTTAGTAAGCCTAAAGTCTTAGCAATCTCCGACGGGCACCGCACCGACGAACTTCTTTGCATGTCCATTTTAACAAAAGCTCGCTTTCAAGAGCAGAGCTCACTTTTTGCCAATGAATACGACGCCTGCTCGGGCATCTTTAGCGATAACGAGTTTAGCCACCGGGCAATTAAAGACGGCGTAATTGTCCAGGCAAAGGACGTCGTTTTCACCCACAACAATCCTCTTTTCACAGGTGCAGTACAGGACGCGGAATTTAAAAAGCATAACGCCAAAGAAAACTACGTCCTCGGCGAAAAGATATTTAAGGAACGCAACCCGTGATCCACACCCACAACGCTCTGCGTCTTGGGGATAATCTCATCCAGTTAAACTTTCTCCGCCGTCTTTGCTTAGCCAATCCAGAACTAGAAATCACCCACTACTACAATCCGGCTCTTTGCAGAATGGAGGAGATCGATGCACTGCGTAGCGATATCTCCTTGCGCTTTCGCTTGAAAACAATCGACCAAGCTCCAGCGGAAAGCATCGATTCTTGGCGTAATGCAGGCGGGCACTGGGAACGTCACCCCGATAAATTAAACTTTGCCCAGTTTCATCTCGATTGGTTTGCGGAACTTTCGAGCAGGATGGGAGTAAAAAATCCGATCACCACCTTAAGTAATCTGCTCTTTGATTATCCCGCTCTGGATTCTTTTATCTCAATGACTCCTGACTTTGATGCCGTCGTCATTAATTCGCCAGGGCTTTCTGGTCAGTTTCAAAACTTTAACCCCGATCATTTTCGCACCCTTGTATCTAGGCTAGTTGCCAAAGGGCATCGCGTAGTCACAACCGAGCCTACTGGATTATGTCCCGCGTTTGACGGAAAGAATGTGACTTGGATTGGGGCCACCGCCGCTAAGGCTAAACTCATCGTCGGCACCTCCACCGGCCCCAGTTGGCCCTGCTTCAATGTACACAACCGCCTTGCCACGCACATCATGTGCGCCGACGTGGAGAACGTTGTTCTTACCCCACGCGGTCGGGTTGCCCGCAGTCCGCATCACGCCATTTCCATCCTCGAGGAGTTAGGAATCCTATGAGCTATAAAGGCCAGCTCACGGCCGCGATGAACTTGTTGGCTGCAGATACTTCCACCCGCTTTATCGGGTACGGTGTGAAGATCGGCGGCAGGGCCGCGGGCACCCTTAGCGCTGTGCCAGATTGCCAGTTGGTTGAGACTCCCGTGGCCGAGAATCTTATGGTCGGCCTTGCCACTGGCATGAGCCTAGCGGGCCTTAAGCCCATCGTTTTTATTGAGCGTATGGATTTTATTTTAAACGCACTCGACGCGATCGTTAACCACCTCAGCGCCGCCCGTGATATCTCCTGCGGTGAGTTTACCCCCGCCGCCATCCTGCGCGTTGTCGTTGGTAATAAAACTAAACCGCTCTACACCGGCCCCACCCACGTCCAAGACTTTACCGATTCAGTCCGGGCGATGGTCAATTTTCCCGTTTTAAAACTAACTAGCCCAGACGAGATCGTGCCCGCCTATCAGGATGCGCTGGATGCCTTAAGCCTGGGCAGATCCACCATGCTCGTCGAAATGAAGGATCTACTGTGAAACAAAACAAGTACAGCGACTTTAAAATCTTTAGCTTCCCAGAAAAGGTGGAGAGCTTTCGCACTGGCAACATCACTGCTCCGATTTACGTGCGGGTAAAACCCATCAACATCTGCCAGCACGCCTGCCGTTTCTGCACCTACTCGGACGGCTCCACCCGCAAGAAGGATCGGCCAGATCTCCACCTCCAATCAGGCATGCACACCGCCATGAATGAGCGGGACACTATGCCCAAAGAAAAAGCCCTCGAGCTGATGGACGATCTCGGCGCCATCGGTACCAAGGCCATCACCTTCTCAGGCGGTGGCGAGCCCTTACTTCACCGGGATATCGCCGTCATCATGGGCCGTGCCATCGATGTAGGCTTAGATCTATCC